ATGCAGCCGTCCGATTCGTTTCAGTCGGGGCGCTGGCTTGTACATGACCGCTACTCAAAGAAGGTCAACCGCGACACCAACTACGCGTGGTCGGGCGGCTGCTTCATCATGTCTACCGTCAACCTCGACGCATTCAACGAGCACCTCCGCGCGCTCGGCGTCGCAAAGGGAACGGTGTTATCCGGAAAACTCTATGAGGTGAAGGAGATTCCCGCATGAATGAGTTTCTGATTTTCAAGGCGGGTATCTACCCGCAGGGCAACGTTTCCAAGGAGCAACTCGATTCCTTCGCGGCCCGTTTCAACGAGTCGAAAGACGAGATCCCGATATTCATCGGGCACCGCCCTTGGGGCAGCTCCGACGGCGACGAACTGGCTCATGGCTGGATCAAGACGATCCGCGTCGATGGCGCGGGAAAGGTGTGGGCGTCCGATTACGACATCGACGACTACGCCAAGGAGCAGATCGCCCTTGGCAGACTTAAAAAGTGTTCCGTAGAGATTTCCGGCGGCGCGACCGTCGACGATCTCGAAATAACCGGGCTTGCTCTCCTCGGGAGAACGCAGCCCGCCGTGCGGGCAACGTTCTTGCCCCAGCTTTTCTCGAAGATCTTCGGCGCGGCCGGAGCGGAAAAGGGCCTCACTGGCCCGACCGCGTACGGCGACGAGCCGCTTGATCGCGAGGTATTCAAGTCCGCCGCAGGCGGAGCCGCCCCGAGCGGCAGGGAGGATTCAATGACTGACGCAGAAAAGCAGGAAATGGAGCGGCTTCGCGCCGGCCTTTCCGCTGCCGAAGGGCGTATCGCCGCCTATGCGAAGAAAGAATCGGATCGGGCCGTAGCCGACCGGACGGAAAACGCAAAGAAGTTTTTCTCCGATTTGAGCGGCGCCGGAAAGATGGCCCCCGCCGTCGCGGACAAAGCGGCGGCTTTCGATTCCACTATCGAGGACGAGACGCAGCGGGCGAATTTCCGCGCCGTGTTCAGCGCCGCCGGAGCGATCGTCGGAGGCGAGCACCTCGCGACCGGTACCGACATTCCGCCCGCGCCAGCCGCCGACGGAGAAGTCGCCGAGGTCAAGGCCTTTCAGGCCGAGAAGAACATCGCCACCTTCGGCGATGCCGCCGAAATGTACTACCGCGCAAAGCGGAAGGGAGCGCAGAAGTGATTACGAGATCGTTCAACGCAGAAGTCCAGGTGAAGCCCGGCTATGCGGTTATCCCCGGCGCCAACGAACAGGGCGTCACCATCGGCGCGGGAGTCCCGATCGGACTGTACGACGTCGAGTCCATGCCCGTCGCCAAGGAAATCGGCGAACAGGTTCCGGTTACGCTTCTTGGCCCGGCCAAAGCCGTGGCCGGCGCGGCGATTACGGCGGGCGGCTGGCTGAAGGCAAACGCCTCCGGAGCGCTGATTCCCGTTGGAACCGTCGCAGGTCGTTTCGATTGCGTAGGGTACGCGCTCGAGAACGCGGCAACGGGCGAGTATTTCGACGTCTTCGTTCAGAAGGCTTCGGTCACCATCCCGGCATAAACACAAGGAGAAATAGATGAACGGAACTAAAGGGTATGTTGACCCGCTGCTGACCGCGCTGACGGTCGATTATTCCACGCTCGCCCGCGCCAACCTTATCGGCGCCAAGCTCTTTCCCCGCGTCCCGGTCGACAAACCGTCCGGCGTATACGCCGAGTTCGACAAGGAAAACGCCATGCGCGTCGTCGACGACACCTTCGGCGATAACGGTATGTCGAAAAAGGCAACGATGGGCGGAAAGATGGTGCCGTACAAAACGACCCAGCACGGCCTGCACGACGATTATGACCTCCGCGACGCCGAAAAGCGCGAAGGCCCGTTTGCCCTCAAGGACAAGCAGATCGTCGACCGGCTTACCACCCAGCTCGAGATCAACCAGGAATACCGCATCGCGAAGCTCGTTCAGAGCCTGACCGATCGTTTTACGGCCCTTGCCGGTACCGGAACCGCCGCCGGAAACAAGTGGGCGTCCGGTGGCGGCGATCCTTTCGCCGCAATCAACACCGCGATCGGGAAGTGCTTTATGCGCCCCAATCTCATGATCGTGGCGGGATCGGTATTCGACGCGCTCGAGTATCACCCCATTCTGCTCGCCAAGCTCGGTGAGTCGAACATGATAAAGAAGGTCGCCGAGGACACCCTCGCGAAGCTCTTCCGCGTGGATCAGGTCGTTATCGCGACCGGCAAGGCCGATGCCTCCAAAAAGAAGGAAGACAACTCCCTGACGCTCGCCGATCTTTGGGGCGCCTCGTTGATCCTCGCCTATGTCGACAGCCGCCCGGACGTTCCGTCCGCCGGAAAGACGCTCGTCGTCAACTATCCCGAAGCCGACGGATCCGGCTACATCGTTCGCTCCTGGGACGATGAACGCGCCGGACTCCTTGGCCGCCGCTATGTCCAGGTCGGACACGACGTCGACGAGCATGTCGTCTGCAAGGACTTGATCTACACGATCAAGGACACCCTCTAAAGGGGGTCGCCTTGTACCTTGATCGGAACGGGCTTATAGCCCGATTGGGCATCGACTTTGTCGTCGGGTCGACGGTTGGGGCATTTCCCGACCACGTTCCGACGGCCGACTTTACGGCGTCGGTCCTCGATCCGATCACGGTCGCGGAGGATAAAACGTGGGTTTTCGGGCTTTACGCGGACTCGGACGGTCTCATGATCCTCCGTGAACTGTCCGAGCCCGAAAAGGCCCGGTTCTTTTCGGTGTACTGCGCATCACAGGCGATCAGCCGCGTGGACGACGCGATCGCCGACGCCTGTGCCGAGATCGACGGGTATCTCGTCGGCCGGTACACGCTGCCACTCGACCCGGTTCCGCCGGTTCTGGAGAAGTTTTGCGCCGACCTCTCGGCGTATGCGCTCCTGGGATCGAAACGGCTCGACGAGGAAAAGGACAAGGATTTCGTGCGCCGCGCCGAAGCGGCCCGCGCGTTTTTGACAAAGGTCGCGGAGGGCAAGTTCTCCCTCGCGACGCCTGCTGCATCCGGGCACGAGGCGGCGACGGTTCAGTTCCGTTCCCGCACACGCCTTGATCTGCGGGGTTATTGATGGGAAGCGCCGTTCTCAAGGTCGAGGGATTCGAGAGTTACTCCCGATTTTTCGCCGACGCGACCGCCTTCCAGAAAGAAGAATTCGCGGAGTTCGTCGCGGGTGAAGCGAAGGCTATCACCGAAAAGGCCTTTTCGGAAGAAAAGGACCCCGTGACGGGCGCCGCATGGCCAGCCCATTCCGACGCGACATTCTGGATTTACTCCGGGCGCGGATCGAAGAAAGCGACCGGGGGATCAAAGGCTGTCCGCGCGCTCAACGGAGCATTGCTCGTGCAACGCGGACAACTAAAGTCGTCGATCGGCACGGAGACGTTCCCGGACGGTTCCGTATTGATCGGTTCAAACAAGGTTTATAGCCGCATTCATAACGAGGGCGGCAGGATGAACGGCATGATTAAATCGGTTATGCCGCAGCGCCGGTTCCTCGGCGTTGACTCCGGATTCTTCTCCCGGGTGTTCGAGGATAACGCGGTCAGGAAGCTATTCGGCTTCGGGGAGTGATAGATGCTAATTGAAGCCAAGACCCTGATCGAAAAGATTATCCGGAAGCGGACGACGGTCAAGCAAATCGCGTTCCGGAAGGTTGACGAGGATACCTTCGTCACCTCGAAGACCCTTCCTTTCGCGGCCATCTATTCGGCGGACGGGACGTTCGACGAACGGACGGCGCGCACGATGAAGGTCCGCACCCCGACCGGAGGGCTCGAAACGGTGCAGATCCGGGGAACCCGGAAGGTTCCGTTCGAGATCCGGGTGACGGCCCGGACGGAAGAGGAGACGGACAAGGCGCTCGGGAACATTCTCCGGTATCTCCCGCTTGATTGGGAGGTTGCCGGGTATCAGGGGACGATCAACATCCTCACCGAGCATCACGACGACTATTCCACGCACGCCAAGGAGCAATCAACGGCTTCCGCGTTCGTGATGATAACGATGGAAATAGGGACAGACCCCGTCGCAGTGCCCCAGATCGGCGGCACGACGGTCGCGCCCGCATAAAACGAGGAGGTCAGAATGCCTGACGAGAAAAACAAGGACGAATCCACCCCGAGCGCGAAGAGCGTATCGGACGGGCTCGCCTCTATCGAGGAACTCCGGACGGCCGCCGGCATCAAGGCGGCGATCCACGCAGGAGTCGTCGAGATGCAGGGATGGTCGGCCGGAAAGAAGGTTTCGCGGGCCGAATATGACGCGGCGGTAAAGCAGTTTGCCGACTCGCCGATCAGCAATCGCTCGGGTAAATAGGGAGGTTTGACGTGTTATCCAAGATCACCAATACCATCAAGGATGGAAGCCTCGGAGCGTCGAGCGCGTCGAGTTCGGCAGTGTTTGCCGTCATCGGCGTTTCCTCCATCGTTCCGGCGGACATCGTTGGCCTTTCCGACCCCGCGAAAATAGGGGACAAGTTTGGCGACGGCCCGCTGCGCGACTTTCTCGCCGGCGCGTTCTCTCTTTCCGCCCCGACCGCCTACTGCAAGGCGCTTGCCGGAACGAAGGACGGAACCGTCAGTTCGATAACGTCCGTTAAATCCAGCACCGGCGCTGTCGCCGTATCCGGGAAGCCGAGGAACGAGTACGACGTCGTCGTGTCGATCGTCGAGTCCGGCGCCCTCAACGAAGGCGTGTTCAATGTCTCGGTCGACGGTGTGTCCGGCGGCAAGGTTACCATTCCGGCCGCCCCCGGAACCTACGACATTCCCGGTACCGGCCTGACCCTGACGTTTACGCCGGGATCCCCGACCGGAGGCGCGAAGGCGTTCGTCGCCGGAGACACGTATTCCTTCGACACCACGGCCCCCGAGGCGTCAAACGCCGAGATTCTCGCGGCCGTCGACGCCGTGCTTGCCGCGAAGCTCTCCATTTCCGCGATCTATATCGCGGGAGTGTCCGCCTCGCCCCTGTGGGCCGCACTCGCCGCCAAGATGATCGAGCAGGAAGCGAAGAACAAGTTCCTGTTCTGCTATTGCCAGGCTCGCGGGCCCGCCGCAGACGAAACGGAAGACGCTTGGGTGGGAGCCCTGTGCGGCACCGAGCGCGGAAGCACGCTTTCGACTCGCGTCGGCGTCGTTGCCGGATGGATCCGGGAGTCGGATTCGTTCAACGGCCAGCTCGACGAACGCGGCGCGCTCGGAAAGTACGCCGGCCGCCTCGCCGCGATCGCGGTGCAGAACAACCCGGACTGGGTGGGGCTTGGCTCCATTCCCGGCGCGGAGGAGATTCTTCCCGTCGGACTTTCCGACGCGAACATCGACCGCCTCCAGACGGCCGGGTATGTCGCCTGTCGCCGATATAACGAGATCGAGGGCATCTACTTCGCCGCCGGGCGACTCTTGTCCGCCGAGACGAGCGACTACAAGACGATCGCCAATCGCCGGGTAATGGACGAGGCGTGCCGGAAGGTCGTCGAAAAGCAGATTTCCTTCCTGAACTCCGACGTCGGCCTCGCATCCGACGGCAGTCCCGAGGGGCTTGCCATGTTCAAGGCGCAGTGCACGGCCCCGCTCCGCGAGATGGAGATCGCCAAGAAGATCTCGGACTATGAGTTCGTGATCCCTGACGGTCAGGCCATTCTTACGGACGAGACCCTCCGGACGAAGGTGCGCATCGTTCCTCGCGGGAAGATGTCGTACATCGAAAACGAGATCAGCTACAAGAATCCGGCAATCGAGGAGTAAACGATGATTAACGGAAAACACTACAGCTTCGAGTCGATCAAGATCGCGCTTCCCACGGGGTTCGTGATGATGGCCGAGTCGATCAAATACTCGGACAAAAAGTCCGCAAAGGTGCTCACGGGCATGGGCGGGATCCCGACCGGGTACGGTCAGGGAGCGTATGAAGGCGATTGCGAACTCGAGACCGAGCGCGAGGACTACCTCCTGCTGCTCGGCGTCGCTTCGGCAGTCGGGTTCTACAACCTCCCCCCGCTCGTGATAACCGTCGTGTACGCGGACTCGGGCAACGTTCCGAGCACCGACATTCTCGAGGTGAAGTTCGATGAACGCGAGTTCTCCGGCAAGAAGGGAGACGAGACGCTCATGGTAACGATCAAAGGCAAGCTGACGAAGCCGCTCCTGACCAACGGGGCCCCGGCTTACATCCCGCTTTAACGCGGAAAGGACAGGTAAATCATGTTTACTGAAGAAGTAATTGCCAAGGTAAAGAAGGAACGCGGTGACGTGTATTTCGGCGAGTTGTCGTTCTTCGACAAGAGCGACACTCCCCATTCGGTTGAATTTCTTTTCAGGAAGCCCGTTGTTTCCGACATCGAGGTGTACCAGAAGGCCGCAACGAAGAGCCCGTCCGTCGCCCAGGAGAATCTTCTGCGCAGCGTCATCGTGTACCCGGAATCGGCCACGGTCATCGACCAGATCCGCGACTATCCGTCCGCGGTCGCGGGCTTCGTTGAAAGCGAGATTTCCCCTTTCTTCGGTGCCAACGTGAGGTCGGCGAGCCGGAAGGTGTAGGCTCCGCTGTCTCCCGGATGCGGGTTTATATTCGCCGATACCTCGGCGAAGACGTGTCCGGGAAGACTCTGGACGAGATGCTCGACCGCTTCGAGGAAGCGAAGCTCGTCCGGGATCTCGATGTTGGAGTAATGGCGGAGGCGATCGTTCGCGCGTTCGAGAAGAAATAGGCGGTACATCATGGATTTTTTCGCAAAAGCAACGCTGTTTTTCAATGACCAGTTTACCGCCGGCGCGGCAAAGGCAAAGGGTGGATTCACCTCTATGGCCAATGCCGCCTCGTCTCTCGGACAATCGAACGCGCTTCTCGACACCGCCACCAAGCTCTCTGTCGTGGGAAACATGACAGAGCCTTTCCGCCAGAAGCTCTCGGCCGCATTGCAGGGTCCGAGTGTGTTGGCGGAAGGGTTGGATTCTTCGTTCAAGAACATTCAGGCCGTTACGCGGAATAGCGGTGATGAGATGAAAGCCCTACAAGGGCAGCTTATTTCTATTGGAAGCACCAGTGTCGCTGGCCTTCAGGGCACCGTTGATACCTTTTACGATATAGCGGGCGGCGTAACCAATGCTGCCGCTCGAATGCCGACGCTACAAGCCGCTCTCGCGCTGTCCGAGGCGGGACAGGCCGATTTAGGCGCTTCCGCGAGCGGTTTGATTAACGTCATGAACGCATACAGCTTTAGTGCGGACAAGGCCATGTTTGCGGCCGACGTTTTCACGCAGACCGTCGGCGTTGGTAAAGGTAACATGGACGAATTCGTCTCAGCAATGAGTCCACTTGCCGGAATATCGAACAATCTCGGGGTTGGTTTCGACCAACTCGGAACCGCGCTCGCTTTCGTTAATACGAAGGGCGGCGTAACGGCGGCGGTTGCTGGGACTCAACTTAAAGCGGCAATGGTCGCGTTGCTTAACCCGAATGAATCAATGGCAAAAACGCTTGCAAAAATGGGCGTCGAGTCCGGAACGGCAGCTATTAAACAATGGGGCCTTGCGGGAGCATTGAACCGAGTCAAAACGTCGCTTGGTGGTTCCGATGACGCAATGGCAAAGGTCCTTGGATCTTCCGAAGCCTTGCAAGCATCGATCGCGCTCACGCGAGATGATTATGATTCCTTTGCGGAGTCCTTCAATAATGGACTGAATGGAGCAACACTCGACTCGCAAAAGGTTCAGCTTGAGGCGTTCCACGCCAAAATGGCCAAATTGCAGAGCGCACAGGACGCCTTTAGGGCAAAGCTTGGCGAGTCGTCAAACCAAATCACTGGATTCTTTGCCGAAATCCAGACCGGCTTCTTGCAAATGGCAACTCCGATACTCTCCACGCCGCTCGGCGAAGCGCTGTCACCGTTTATTGCCGGACTCGGCATGGCCGCCGAAAAAACACTTGCGCTTAGTGGCTCCGCTATCAATACAGTCTCTCAACTCGCCATGATTGCCTCGCTTGCCCGCGACGCCGGGGGTTATACCAAGCTCTTCGGCGGCATGATGACGGGTCTTTCGGGCGGCTTCCAAATGTTCACTAGTGGCGCGGCACGAGGCATTGGCGTTTTTGGAAGCGGGTTAGCAAGTTTTAACGCCTCTGTGCGCAATGTCGGTTTCCTTGCGACGTTCAAAAACGGCCTTATGGGTATTGGGCAAGGATTCGCGGCCGTAGGAAAGGGCATTCTCTCTGCTCTCCCAAAACTAGGGGCATGGATCGTTTCCGTTTGGAGTGCCGTTGTCGCACATATCGCCGTTGCATGGCCGATTTATGCCGTCATACTTGGTGTCGCGGCTCTTGCAGCTGGAGTAGTTTTAATCATCAAAAATTGGAAGCCGATCGGCGCGTTTTTTGTGGGGTTGTGGAAGGGTATCGCTAGCGTATTAACGAATGTCTGGGGGGGTATCAGCGGTTTCTTTGCCGGGTTATGGAAGAACATCACCGGCGTCTTCTCGAATGCCCTGTCTTTTATATGGAAGCTATTTGACAACAAGGCAATTCAGGCGGCAGTCATCGCCTTCGTTCCTTTTCTCGGGATTCCGCTTGCGATCGTCAAGAATTGGGGGGCCATCTCCTCGTTTATGACCTCGCTCTGGGGAGGTATCACGACGCTCTTTGAAACAGGAATAGCTAAGGTTAAAACCATTTTCTTTGGCCTTTGGGACGCAATTAAAGCGCCTTTCAGTGCCGTTATGAGCTTCATGAACAAGCTATTCGGAGGCGCAGCGGAATCAGGGAAAGCCTCAATGGACGCATTCTCAACCGGAATCAACCAAGGCGGAGGACAAGTTGCGGCTGCCACGGGTAAGGCATTTCAGAAACCGGCCCGGCTTTTCCCGCACTCCGACGCTCCTGAAGGCCCTTTCTCGACCTTGACCGCGTCAGGAAACGCGCTCATGACCACCTTTGCAACCGGCATCGACTCCGGGAGTGGGTCGGTTACGACGTCTACTTCCCGCGCATTCGACGCACCCGGGAAAGAGATCGAACGTTCAGCAGCAGGAATGTCGCTCGCGGCGGCGTTCCGTGGTCCATCTACTACCGTTCCGTTCCCTGAATCGACACCCGACGGGAAGAAAACGCCCGGAAAGAAGTCGAGCAGCGAGGCGGATTCCGCCCGGCAAATCGTTCAGCATTTCCACATCGAGAAGGATATCGTTGTCCAGGCGGAGAATATCCGCTCGGTTCTTGATTTCGTTGAGCTGCTCATGAATGCAGCGGGGGTGCCGGCATGATGCTTTTCATTGATGATAAAGCCGGTTTGATCGAGATCAGCAGGAAGAAAGTCCGGGTTCCCGGCATTGTCCACTCGATAACCGTTGGCGCCGAGGTTCTTTTCGATGACGTCAAGGAGACGGACGCCTCCAAGACAGTGAAGGTTCTCACGGGATTCAAAGACGCGACGGTCACGGTGTCCCTGTCGATCGTTGATCCATATATCAATATAGATTCGTCGAAATGGAACGAACAGAAAAAGGCTTTGGAAGGGTCGCTTGCTCCTCTTGTTGCCGTACCAAGCGGAGTTTCATACGGCACCGATCGGTATGCAGAACTCAAGAAGCTCAACGACCTTTTCCGCTACACCGAAAAAGGCTGCCCTGTCGTTTACGTCGTCAACAACAAGCATCTTCAGGCTCGCGGCATCGCGACCCTCGTGTTTTCCGGCATGGAAAGCGTCGAGGAGGACTGGGGAATCGCCTGCACGCTCTCGTTCGTCGAGCACAACAAGAAGATCGAGAAGACCTCCGAGACCCAGAAGAAGAACGACGACGCGGCCGCCGCCAAAGCAGCCGCCCCGGCCGCGAACAAGAAGAACCCGGATCTTTCAATGCAGGAGCAAATTCGCCTGAACAACCTGAACAAGAGGCTCCAGAAATGAAGTTCGACTCCATAACCAGCCTTACGCCAACCGTCTCGACCACCCTCGCGGGATCCGCCGTCGGCGTGTCGCGCTTTGAACTCTACACCGACCGGGATTTCCCGTGCGCGTGCGCGGCCGTTCGTCTGCCCGGCGCCGTAAAAACTGACTACGTCGACGCGAAAATCGCCGTGAAGCTCGGCTATCGCTCGGTTCTGACCTGGACTGCCTTTACTGGTTGGGTCGGTCATTCCTTCTTTGACGGCCGCGAGACGCGCCTTGTGCTGCGCGACTGCCCCAAGAAGTACGAGGCGGCGACCCTATCTCTGTCGTACCGAAAGGAAACCGCCGCGCGAATCCTCGGGGATATCCTCGATGCCGGCGGCGTGGACGCCCGGAAGTTGACCGTGTCCTCGGTGACGCTCGATCGGTTCGCCGTCGAGAAGGTGTGTCCGCGCGACGCGGTTCGCCTGCTCGTCGGCGCCATGTCGTCCTATTCGGACATGAGCAAGGTTCGATTCTTCTTCGATGCCTCTGGCGCTTTTCGGTTTGGCACCCCGGACGATACCGGAGCGAACACCGGCGAGAGCGTCGAGTTTACGCGCGCCGGCGGCATCATAGCGACCGGCGACGACTACATCGAGACCTTGCCCGTCCCGATTCGTCATTCCCAGACCTTTACCCTAAGGGGGGACAAGAAGACCGCGTTTCGCACGCGCCTTTCCGTGACGGCCGATCGCGCGCGGCAGGAGATCTGGTATGCGTGACGAAGGCAAGAAGATCCTCGCCCGGCTACTTGACGAGATGATGCCGCTCCGCGCGGCCCCGCGCCTCGGGCTCGTGAAGAAGACCTATCCCGACGCCGGGAAAGGAAAGTATTGCGTCGACGTGGAACTGCTCAAGGCGGGAAGCCTCGAGAAAACCGGCACGCTTCTCGCCGAGGTACCGCTCAATCCGGTATGGGCGGGATCCGGAGGCCGCGGACTCTACGCGACCCCGGCAACGGGTCAGGTCGTCGTTATCGAGTTCCTTGAATGGGACACGGCGTTTCCGTACGTCGCGGGAGTATGGGGCGATAAGTACGAAGCGGCCGAGCATCCCGACGGAACGCTCACGCTGACCGACGGGAAATCGATGTTCCGAATCGACACGGACGGCCTTTTCAAGTTCGAGACGGCGAAGCTTTCGGTGAAGACGCTGCTGGAGAAGTTTATCGACGAGATAGAGGCGATGCAGACCTTCGGGCCGCCTCCGCAGCACAAGGTGCACCCGAGCACGGTGCAGAAGTTCGAGGCCCTTCGGCTCGAGATCGCGAAGATTTTCAAGTGAGGTGCGGCCGTGGCAATGGATAAAGCAGAACTGGGCCAGATCTACTCCGCGAGCTTGAAGACCATCTTTGAGAGTATGGCCGACGGCGAAGGGCTATCCCTCGAGGAATACGCGAACAAGATCGGTACGAAACTGGCCGAGGATACGGTCGATTACGTTACGAAGAAAGGCGAGATAGAGGTGACGGCTGGACAGCCGCTCGCCGCACCGGGAGGCGCCGGAGTCACGGGCGCATGGGCGGGTAAGGTGAAATGAAGGATTTCAAGACCGAGGACGGCGACCTCGTTTTCAACGTCGCCGGCGAGCTGGAGGTTGTCGAGGGAGGGGCTTGCGTCGCACAGGATGCGTCGACGGCCTTTTCGACGGCGATCGGATCGCTGCATTGGGATCGGACTGCAGGAAGCTCGTTTCCTGAATTGGTGAACGGGCCGACGATCGATACTGCGGCCGTTGAAAGCGAAGCTGAAAACCTCTTGGTGTCCGATGACCGAATCGATCCCGACGGGATTTCGGTCGCGGCGAGCATTAACGATGACGGAGGGCTGCACATCGCGGCCGAATTCACGGTGTCCGAAGCGGGCATCGAACGCGCGGAGGCGGATTTATGAGCGTATTTACCGAGCGCGACGACGCGCTGAAAGAGACGGTTTTCGCGACGGCATTGGAGAAAACCGGGCTGTCGAACATGAGCGCATACGGGCCGTTCCGGGGAATCTTCGAGACGGTTTACAAGCTGCTCAACGATCGCCTTTCCGACCTGGACAAACTGGCCGCACAGACCGACCTTGACAATGCCACGGGCGTCTGGCTGACGCTTTGGGCCATATTCTCGGGAGTCCCGCGAAAGCCCGCCGTCACGACGGCAGGGTTGTTTTCCGGTGTCGCCTATGAGTCGGGCAAGATTCTGTCCGGATCATGGATCGCGATCGACGGAACAAGCCTTCGATTCAAAGTCGTCGGAGACCTCGCCTTTTCGGAGGGCGCTTTCTCGATTCCCGTCGTCGCGGAGTTCGCCGGATCGGCGTATAACCTCGCCGGCGGTACCTCCCTGTACCTGTCTCGCGTCACCTCGGGCGTGACTTCGATCACGGCCGCGACGGGCTGGATCACCACACTCGGTACCGACGAGGAAGGAGACGACTCGCTTCGCGCCCGCGTAAAGGCGCTCTGGAAGAGCATTGGCGACGGGAACCCGCCGTCAAAATACGAGTATCTGGCCGCGTCGATTTCGGGCGTCTCGCAGGCGAAGGTGATCCGTACTCCGCGCGGGTACGGATCAACTGACGTCATCATTTCGACCGAAAGCGGGATGCCTTCGGCCGAGCTGCTCGCGACTGTCCGTTCCGCACTCTATACGAGGGGTATCGCCTGCCGCGATCTGCTCGTCAAGGCGCCGACGGAGGTGCCGGCGCCGATCGCCGTGGAGTTTTCCGGCACGGCAACGGAGTCGGCCGTCAAGGTCGCCCTCGAGAAGTTTGTCCTCGCCCTGTCGATCGGCGGAAAGCTCGAGATCCGGAAGCTGTATACGACGGCCGTCGCGGGCCTTTCGCTTGATTCGTTCGTGGTGATCACGCCCGAGCGGGACATTCAGGCGCCCGCGTACGGGAAGATTATTCCGGCCGTGACGGTGACGAGGTCGGCATGAGTGAATTGCTGAAAGAACTGAACCCGCCCGGACTTCGGAAGAAGAATACCGGCGCGGTGTACTCGGCGATCGACGAGCTTATCGATCGCCTTAACGATACCGGGAAAGCCACGATTATGGACTTTTTCCCGATGTTCGCGTCGATGACGGCCGTGAAGCGGCACGCCGAGGCTATCGGGATTCCGCACTTCTCGTTTGACTCGGACGAAGACTTCCGCGAGCGCGTCGCCTCGGCCGGGTTCTATCTGGACCGGCAGGGCGAGCGCGGTCTCATTACGGAGACGCTCGACGCGCTGGTTCCGGGACGGTACCAGTTGCTCGAATACCCGTTCGCCGGATTTCGCGTCGGGTTTTCCCGTGTCGGTGCGGCGCCGATCGGCGGCGGAGAGCGGCTGTTCGTGAAGATCCGGAACATGACGGAGTCAGACCAGTCCGTCGTCTACGAGTTCCTTGACGCCATGCTCGATCCGGACATCGAGATTCACGTCGTCTCCTGGGAATATCACCCAGTTTCGAGCGCGAATCTAGCCTTGATCCGAAAGTATGGCGGATCGAAGTGGATCGCGAAGCAGCTTGAGGACATCGGTTCCGCGAAGGTTGAGCTATTGCCCGACGACGGCATGAAGGTCGGAGCGAGCTTGCTCGGCTCCGCGCGGTTGTACGGAGCGCGGGATCCGCTCATTATCGTCCGCTGCGCGAAGGGCCTTGTCTCGGCCGTGACCGTACGGCTCGCAACGGCCATTGATATGGATATTCAAAGGAGGGTTATCGGTGAATAAAACCAATTTTGTGTTGGGCTCGTTTCCGGATGATACGCAGTTCAACAGTGTGCAGGACGCCGGCGAACTCGCCGACCTCCGTCTTGCGCGAGAAGCGATCGGGCGCGGAATAGTTTCCGGGTTCGGCATTACGCTTTCCGCCGCCGGGGCGTCGGTTGCTGCCGGTTCAGGATACGACGAACAGGGCCGACAGGTTCATCGGAGTGATCCGCTGACGAACACGCTCGCAACCATCGAGCGTCCGGCGGCTGGGCTCGTGAAGTGGCTGACTTTCTCGGTGCAGTTCTCGAGGAACAAGTACGGCGAGATTTACGACGACAACAACGTCAAGCACGATCTCTACATGGACGAGGACGCCACGCTTCAGATCGATGCCGGTTCGTCCGCCGCGAGCGCCGATTCGGCAGTCAAACCGATCGTGACGACGGGCGTCGTAATTGGTGACGTGCCGCTCGATCATTCGAGCGCGTTCGCGTTGCTGACCGTAAAGACCGACCGCGTCGCGTACATTCCGACCTTGTTGACTCTCAAGTCTCGCGAGTCGGTTTTTCATCGCTCGCTCAAGGGCAGCGGTACCGACGTCGTGGCGTATGCCGATCTCGGGCTCGACCCGGCCGGCACGTATACGGCGACGGTGCAGCTGAAGGGCAGCAACACGGTGCTCGTGACGGGCAATTCGGTCGTTTGCGGCGCGACAGAGATCACGGTTCGGCTGGCTCACGTTCGCCCCGGAAAGGCCTTGCCGCAGCAGGGCACCCCGCCGGTCATGATCGGCGAGTTTACCATTGGAGATTTCGTCATCGGTGACGATTCGACGATTGAATATGACCTCAAGGTCAGAAGGGAGGATATATGAGAGGTATTCCGCAGGTGTTTGGGTCTCCTGCCGACTGGAAAAACGCGTACGCATACGCGAAGGCGAGTTCAAATCCCGAGGTTAAGTACGAGATGCTGTCGCGTCTCGACGCGCTCAAGGGGACGAAGCAGTGTCTCGTGCCGAAGGCGGGGCTGAAGAAGAAACCGGAGGACATGACTGCCGCCGATTTCGAGTTTGTTGACGATCCGGCGGGCGCATTTGCGACGTGCGGACTGGCTGCGGCAGAGATCGACGCGATGATCGCGGGTCTCGAGTAACAGGAGGGCGTCATGATTGAACGCTTTATCAGGGATCATGAGGTTACGGGCTCGTCCGAGCTTTTCTCGACCATGTTTGACGTTCTGTGCCAGGGGGCGCAGTTCATCGAGAAGCAGAATCCGTTCGCCTATTCTGCGGACATTCTCAATTTCTCGGCCGACGTGTTCATTTCGCTGAAGAACAGCGTCAGGAAGGTTTTCAAGATCTCGAGCGGCACCACGCTTTCCGCTGCTGATCTCGACGCCGGCGTGTTCGCCGTGGGAACGGACTATTACGTCTATCTCTGCGACGACGGCGCGTCCGGCGTTCTCAAGGTTTCGGCGAGTTCGACGTTCCCGGCCGGGTATAGCGCCGATTCCTCGAGGAAGATTGGCGGATTCCATTACGGGCATATTCGCAAGGTCAGCACTGACGGTTTGTGGGTGCCGATCGACAGCGAGGGCACGAAGTTCGGCTCCGGATCGGTCTCGTGGAAGAACAACGTCACGATCGGCATCCTGCCCAACTCGGTATGGGATCTCAAGAACCGGCCGAAATGCTCCCCCGAGGGCATGGTCAAGATCGGAAACCACTGGGTCGATATTTACCAGTCGAGCGCGGCCGAGACGCTCACTTTTCTGTCGGGAACGAACGGATTGCACGTTGCCGGCGGCCGCCTTCAGTCGAAGTATGGGCAACTCCCCGTTACAGGAACCGAAGGCGCGAACTGGTACACGTTCGCCGAGCTTGCCTCCCGCTCCGGGAAGCGGATGCTTTCCTATGGCGAGTGGTGCAAGGCTGCCTTCGGAAATCCGCAAGGCGAAGACGCCGCCGACAATTTTGGCTGGACGAAAACCACCAACACGGCGCGCGCACGCACCGGAGTTCGCGTCAATAACTCGACCGGAGCCTATGACGCCGCGTCGGGCGTGAAGCCGTACGCGATCGGCGCGTTCAATACGGTCGACACGGTCGGAAACGTGTACGAGTGGCTCGACGACATCGGCCCGCGCTTTTCGACCGACGACACGGTTGGAGCGTTCGCGTGGCGCGACGTTCTCGGTGCAGGAATGGGTCAGGCGTATCTCGCGTCTGCTTCTGGGCTCGCCGCCTACATTGCCGGTGGCGGCTGGAGCGAGGGCGTGCGCGCGGGGCCTCGGGCGTTGAACGCGAGCAGCTATCCGTGGGGCGTGAACTCGAACGTCGGTTGCCGCTTGGCCTGTGACGCGGCGTAG